GTTCCAAAAACTGACTCGGTTTTTCTATTTATGATAGTTTGTTTAACTTTGCTTTATGACAAAAAAAATAAACAAAAGTAGACACATAAAAAAAGAATCACTATTAGCAGCATTAGAACAAAGTTTAGGAGTTGCTTCAATAGCTTGTAAATTGGCAGATATACCAAGAAGCACATACTACAAATGGATAAAAGAGGACGATGTTTTTTTAAAGGGAGTTAAAGAAATCGAAAACGTAGCTTTAGACTTTGCAGAAAGCCAATTGCATAAGCAAATTAAAGAGGGCAACACTACTGCAACTATTTTTTATTTAAAGACAAAAGGTAAAAAAAGAGGATACATAGAGCGTAAGGAAGTTGAAATGACTGCCGATATAAGCACGAGTAAACTATCTACAGAAGCACAGAAAAAAATAGACAATATTTTAAATAATGAGTATTAGCGGTATAATTAAACAAAAATGTGAAGATTCGCTTTTGTTTTTTACGCGCTATATTTTTAAAGAAAATACTGGAAAAAAATTTCAAGTAGCAGAATTTCACAAAACACTAGCCGATACGCTTCACAAAGTACATAAAGGCGAAATTAAACGACTTATAATAAATATACCGCCTAGATACGGAAAAACTGAGTTAGCCGTTAAAATGTATATCGCTTGGAGTTTGGCAAAAAACCCATCAGCAAAGTTTATCCATTTATCTTATTCGGATTCGTTGGCACTAGATAATAGCTCAATGACAAAGGAATATATTAACTCGGATGCTTTTACTCGTTTGTGGGATATAAAACTAAAAAAAGACTCTCAAAGTCAAAAAAAATGGTACACAACAGAGGGCGGTGGAGTTTATGCTACCTCTTCAGGTGGTGCAATTACTGGTTTTGGTGCTGGTAGTGGTGGCGCTATTATTATAGACGATCCACTAAAACCGGATGACGCTCTCTCAGACGTTAGGCGCTCTTTTATAAACAACCGATACAATACTACAATACGATCCAGGGTAAACGATAGAGATGTACCAATTATCGTAATTATGCAGCGATTACACGAGGAGGATTTAAGCGGCTATTTGTTAGATGGTGGTAGCGGTGAAGAGTGGCATCATTTAAAGCTGTCGGCATTAGATGACGATAATAAAGCCTTATGGCCTGAAAAGCATTCGTTTGATGAACTTGAAGCAATACGCCAGGCGGATAGATATACTTTTAGTGGTCAGTACTTACAACTTCCATCACCTCCTGAAGGTGGAGAGTGGCGAAAGGATTGGTTTAATATTGTTAATCGTGCCGAACTACCTAACGATATTGTTTACGAAATGTATATTGATGGAGCTTACACAAAGGACACGCGCAATGATCCGACTGGAATACAAATAAGCGGTAAAAGTGGCGATAATCTATATATTTTCAAAAGTATAGATAAATACTTAGAGATGCCGGAGTTAAAAAACTTTATAACGTCGTTTGTGCAATCTTGCGGTGTGCCAGTATCTCAAATATTAGTAGAGCCTAAAGCATCCGGTAAATCGTTAGTGCAATTGTTAAGGCGCGAAACGAAATACAATGTTTCAGAACTTACTACAAACTTTGTAAGATACTCTAAAATTGAACGCGCTAGGGCATCCTCGCCATTTATTGAGGGTGGTAGAGTTTATCTAGTTAAAGACAATTGGAACGAAGCATTTTTACAGCAAGTAAGTACATTTCCAAACGCTAAACACGACGAGCATATCGACTGTACATCATACGCGATTGAGCGAAACTTAATAAATAATTTCTTTGTTGTTTAAATTTTGTATTTTTACGAAAATTTACTTACTTAAAATATGGCATCTTTTTTCGATAGATTCAAGCGTTTAAACAAAAATCAAAATACTAACGAGGAATACAACAAAGCTATTTATAGCTTTATAGGTAATTCAATTGTTTGGAATGCTGAAAATGATAAGTCTTATATTACTGAGGGATATAGAAAAAACGCGACAATTTATTCTATAATAAATCTAATAACTAAGGCCGCGACAACAATTCCGCTACAAGTATATGAAAAGACAAACGAAAACGATTATAAAAGGTATAAAGCGCTAACGTCTGGATTTATGGATTCAGCATCTATAAGAAAAGCGGCAATGTTGCAAAAGAGCGCATTGATAGAATTGCAAAATACTGAGTTACATAAATTATTAGAACGACCAAATCCAGCACAATCTTACAGCTCCTGGCTTACTGAAATTATCGCATTCGGTAAATTAACCGGTAATAGGTATATCTATGGTATTGGGCCGGAAACTGGAGATAATTTAGGAAAGTTTAGCGAGTTGTATGTGATGCCTAGTCAAAATATGGAGATTATATCTAACGGATTAATGAATCCGGTATCACAGTATAAATTAGATTATAACGGCACAAAGTATATTGATGCTTCTGAGATTTGCCACATAAAAGACTTTAACCCATACTATGACGGAACTGGATCACATTTATACGGACAATCGCCATTACGCGCCGGTTTACGCTCACTAACTACAAACAACGAAGCGGTACAAACTGGAGTAAAATACTTACAAAACCAAACGGCTAGAGGTTTGTTGATGTCTGAAGAGGGCAACTTAAATGAAGTACAAGCAAAGCAATTAAAAGACAAATTTAGGAGACAGCACCAAGGTTCGGACAAGGCCGGAGATATTATAATAACGCCGAATAAAATGTCGTGGGTAAATTTTGGTTTAAATGCTGCCGACGTATCTTTAATAGAGCAATACAACGCATCTATTAAAGATTTATGTAATATTTACAATGTACCAGTACAATTGTTAAATAATACAGATTCAAGCTCATACAATAACCAAAAAGAAGCAAAAAAGGCGTTATATCAAAACGTTGTAATTCCTGAGCTAATTAAAATTAAAGACGAGCTGAACAGATGGCTAGTTCCCAAATATGGAGACAATTTATGTATAGAGTTTGATTTTTCTGTTATTCCTGAATTACAAGAAGAAACAGAGAAAGTTGTAGAGCAGTTATCTAAAGCCTGGTGGATTACGCCAAACGAAAAAAGAGCCGCAATGAACTACGGAAAGGATCAAGAAAACACAACATTAGACGATTATTTTATACCAGCCAATCTAATACCTACCAATCCGACCGATATAGATATACCTATTGATCCGATTGATGTAGATATTGATAAATTACTTAAGCAAAAAGGCAAATAATTGAAGTTAGACCGCGACAATTGGCAGATGGCTTTTGAGAGTGAGCTTAAAAAAGCCGAAAAAAAGCAATTAGCTAAAGTAAAAAGATACTACAAAGATCAGTATTTTAAAGGCGTTAATTCTTTTTTATCTGACGGACAGACTACTTTTCAACTATTATTTTATACCGGCGATATAATTAAAATATATCGTGATTTATACGAGGATATTGGTTTGCAATTTGCGAAATGGTATGCAAAAGGATTTGATAAATACATTAAAAAGGGCGTTAATCCGTCTCAATACGTTAGCCAATGGCAAAACACTTTTGCGGCTTTAGGCTCTGCTGTAGGTGCTGAAAGGGTTACTCTAGTAAGTGGAACGGCGAAATCTACATTAGTTAAAATAACTCAACAACTAATGACGGATATAGATTTTCAAAACTCAGGAATAGACGAAAAAACTAGAATTTTAAGAAATCAATTTACAAACTATTCTACATTCCAGGCGGAGCGATTAGTTAGAACGGAAGCAACAAACGCAGCAAATTTTGCAACAATGGCATCCGCTGAGACAATTTTTCCAGCCGAAGATTTACAGAAAGAGTGGATAGCAGCAACAGACGAGCGAACAAGAACGACACATCGTGAAGCAAACGGAAAAGTAGTAAATCAAAAAGACACGTTTAACGTTGGAGGTAGTCAAATGTTATATCCTGGCGATCCTAGAGGCCCAGCTAAAGAGGTTATCAATTGTCGTTGTTCTATTGCATCATTTCCGAAAGAAGATGCACAAGCTACCGGAGAAATAAGCGACATAGGTTTCGGCGTTTCTTTAGGAGATAATCAAAAAATTTAAATTTCGTATATTTACAAAAATTATCAGATGAATACTATTTTATATAAACAAGCGCCAGTAGGAGAGTTAATAGATGCAGACGAAAAGGCCGGTATAATTAAAGGCTATGGCTCTATTTTTGGAAATATAGACTCTGACAATGATATTATAACAAAAGGCGCATATAAAAAGACAATAGCAGAGAACGGATCGCGTGTAAAGTATTTATACCAGCACGATATGAATATGCCAATCGGTAAAATGACCGAGTTATATGAAGATGACAAAGGCCTTGTTTTTGTTGCTGAAATTGCTAAAACGCAACTAGGTAAAGATGTTGTAGAGCTTATGAAAAGCGGAGTAGTTACTGAAAATAGCGTAGGTATTTTACCGATTCAAAAGCAAAACAAAGAAGGATATCGAGAAATAAATGAAGTAAAACTATATGAAATTAGCGCCGTTACTTTGGCAGCTAATGACCAAGCGTTAATATTAGACGTAAAAGGAAATGTAGATTTAGAAAAACTATCTAAGAGGTACGATAACCTCTCAAAATTGCTAAGAAAGGGCCAAATTTCCGACGAGATGGGGTACGCTTTAGAAGCTGAAGTATTAAAATTGAAATCGTTATTTATAGAGTTCACGAAGCCGACAAAGGTCACTTCGCCGAATGTTGAGGTAAAATCCAATGATTCAGAAGTATTAAACTATTTGTATAATTCGTTAAACCAAAAAAATGAACGAAGAACTAAAAGGTCAGATTGACAATATTACAAAGTCAATTGACGCAAAAATTGAAAAATCAAACGTTGAGGTAGTAAACTCAATCGAAGTAAAAGCGAGCGAGATTGTAAAATCTGAAGTTGCTGAAATCACAACTAAACTTAATAATCGTTTTGATGCTTTTGAAGTTGCTAATAAAAAGCAATTCAATAGTCAAAAACCAGTATCCTTTAAAAGCGCTTTAAAAGAGGCTTTAGAAAACGGCGCAATTGATGGACTTAAAAAAGGACATTCACAAAGTGCAAGATTTGAAGTAAAAGCCGATATGACTGTAGGCGCTGACTTTACTGGAGAGGTAATACCAGCCGACAGAGTTCCTGGATATAAATTTGATCCAACTAGACCGGTACATATTAGACAATTATTATCAATAGGATCAACTCAAAGCGATGTTGTTAGATATGTAAAAGAGTCAGGATATTCTAACGGCGCAGCAATTACTGCCGAGGGTGCTACATTTGCACAATCTGACTTTGATATGACAGCGGTTAACGCAAACGTTAAGAAAATTGGTACATACTTCCGTATTTCTGAAGAAATGCTTGCAGATACTCCTCAATTAACTTCATATTTATCAGCTAGAGCGCCTGAAAAATTGCTAGATGTTGAAGATGTAAATATTTTAACTGGAAGTGATTTAGGAGGTATTATAAACTCAGCGCCGGCTTTTGCTGCTGGAGATTATGCCGATACTGTTGAGTCTGCTAATCAATTCGATGTTATAGTAGCTTCTTTAAATCAATTGGCTTTGTTAAACTACAACGCTGATACTATTTTATTAAATCCTACTGATTTTCATAAAATACTATTGTTAAAAGATACTACAAACAACTATCTAAAAGACCAAGTTTACGGAGGTTTAACGCCGGTATTTATGGGCGTAAGAGTTGTATTAAACAGCGCTATAGCTGCTGGAGATTTCTTAATAGGTAACTTCTCAGTAGGAACACAATTATGGGTACGTCAAGGCGTAAATGTTGAATTTTTTAGAGAAGATGGAACTAACGTAAGAGATGGATTTGTAACTGTAAGAGTATCTGAAAGGATCGCGCTTACAAACTACTTACCTAATGCGTTTGTCAAAGGAACTTTTGCTACTGCTCAAGCGGCTTTAGAGACTCCTTAATAAATAAAATAGTTTATTTTAAAAAAGGCTTAGATTAATTTCTAGGCTTTTTTTTGGTTAAAAATTAAAATTTTTCTTTTAATTAAAGATATTTTTTTATATTTGCAAACGTACTATTGCGAAGGTTTTCTCTCTTAAAATTATAAAAAATGGCTTGGAGTAAAATAAGAAAAAGACAAAAAAAAATGTGTAGGATTGAGATTGGATGGTGGTACTACAAAATAAAGTGTGAAATAGGATACTACTTATTTGGTTATACAAGTAAAATGTATAACAAAAACTTAGACAAAATGATGAGTAAATTTAATAGAAATTTATATGGTCAAAATATGCACGAACTATAATTGAGCATAACGAATTAGAATAGTAACGGATTAAAAACTAAAAATATGAATATTAAGAAAAATATAAATGTAAAAAGAATTATAATTATGACACCAAAAGAAAAAGCAGAGGAATTGTATAACATATTTGATATGATAATATACTCTGACCAAGATGAACACGACCAATGTAAAAGATGCGCTATAAGATGTGT